CGCTCACATCTACCCCTTAGAACGGTCTGTAATCGCGTTGAAGAAGACCAGGGCCGGTAGTGTTAATTGTCCTGCCGTTTGCGTTCTGCGGAATCTGTTGATTCATCATTGGTCGGCCTTGACCAAAGTTTGGTCCGCCTTGTTGGTTGAATCCTGGGGCTGCTCCTGGCGTCATTGATACAGGCTGACCGCCAACGCCAACTGGAGCGCCCAGTGGCTGAGAGGGCGCCGCCTGACCTGCCGTACCACCCATACTTGGGGGCTGATTAGACATAGCCTTGTTTGGTGTTGGCATTGGTCGAGGCGTTGCAGGTCTGACAGTGCTGGGTCCGCGATCAGGTATTACAGTGCTTCGACCTATCCCTTGGCTTGGACCTCCTGGGCTTCCCGCAAAGTCAGGCATACCACCTGCAACGGGATCTTGTGGGCGCATTGGCCTGCCACGAGAAGGCGTAGGACGACGAATCCCACGTCTTGGTCTGGCGTTTTGAAAGCGCTCAGCCGCATTGGCCATTCGGTCTCGTCTGGCTCTGGCCTGCGCTCTCCGTGCGGCACCAGTGTTTCTGGGGTCGTCACTTGGGGCGCCCATTCCTCTACTCATCTGAGCCATATCAGTATCTCTAGCCATTCTTGGTCCCTCCCGAGAACCTATTCATAGCCGCGCCTACGATCTTGTCCATATGCGGTGCGGCAAAATAAAAAGACAGGATCAGCATTACTGCGCCAGTCATTCCGTCAGCGTGTTGTGTAGTGAGCTGTGACGCTTTGTTGAGTTGATCCTGCACTGCGCGGTCCTCGATAAAGACAGCGACCGTTAATGCAAGCCACGAAAAAATGTATTGGAGCAACCACACCGTTGTGATGGATAGCGCAATCAATCGGCGCGCTAGGTGTTGCCCTGATGTAGCCTCAAGCCACTGCACCAGCAGTGCCCTAGCCTCAGCCCTGTCCTGCGATGCCGCCTGAGCTTTTTCCTCATCGGTATATACCAGCGCATCGAGACCTTTGGTTACGCCGTCTACAGCGCTCTCCAGAGCCTTGTCCGTTCCGAATATTCTAGATAGCAGATTAGCCATCAGTCACGCTCTTCCCAGTGTTCGAGGACGTTGCTGTTTTCCGACTCAAGCATTGGGAACAAATTGCCGCAAACAGAACAAGCGATAACGTGAACCTTGCCGGTATCGTCTGCCTTCCAGTTAAACAAGCCTGAGCTGCATTGAGCGCAGATCACCTGGCTCATATTGATGGTAGGCTCTTCAGGCTTTCCGCCGTCAAGAACTTTTAAGTCGCCCACTGCGCGCCCTCCGAATGTCACAGCGATAACGCTCTACTTCGCCGTACTCTTTGGACTGCACGATGCAGTACATATCGCGACCCGATCGGTAGCCTGAATTGTGGTGCCAGGCATCTTTAGCTGCCATAGTGCGGAACGACTCCTGAACGCACCCCCTCAGCTCTTGCCGAGTCGTATGATGAATATGACCTGTATACCAGTATCGGTGCTCAGACTCTGCCCACAGTTGAGGCTCATCCGTAGCCATCAGCTCTGACAGCGCGTTAGTGCGAACCGTATCGCCGTGCGTTGTGCCAATCAGCACCTTGCCGTGCGTTATGTAATTGAATTTGTTGACCGTTGAGTGGATCAGAACTCTTGGCTCCTTGTGGAAGTACGCCGCAAGAAATGCCGACAGCATCACGCTCGAATGATCGTCGTGATTGCCAATGCAGTTGATGACCTCGACCGTTGGGTGCTTTGACAGCGCCATCGAGATTAGATCGACCATCAACATGCAGCCAGCTTGCAGTACCCGATGCCACCTTGAGTCAACGTCAAGCTTCGCCCCTGATCGCGTTGTGCGCTCAGAGCTGTTATCAGCGTGAAAGAAGTCGCCCAGATTGACGATCAATGCTCGGTCTGTCTTGGGCGCCACATCAACCAATCGAGACGTAGCGTTAATGAGGTCTTCTCGCGCTATGTCTACGTCGAAGTTCTCGCCTGCTTCCTCCGCGTGGGCATAGCATCCAATGTGCGGATCACCCATCACGTAACAGGCCATCAGATCCTCGCTGTCGGATACCGGAGCCTTGCGTGGCTTGTAGATCCCTTTGAAGCCTTCCATCGCATCGGCGATTGCTTCGTTAAGGCTGGAAAGCTTGTCTTCCTGCGACTGCTGAGTCTTGACCCATTGGACTTTGACTGAGCCGTCATCTGCATAAAGCGTTGACGTACCCTTGACCGCAAAGCCTTCTGCGACCTGATGCACCATATCGTTGTCGGGAGCAACGCCCTTCAGTGCCGCCTTTTTCTTTAGCTTTGCAACCCTGCGCTTAATGCCTCGCTCGTCAACCCCAAGCAACACAATCGCTTGAGCGACGTTGCCGTCAGTTGCCGCAAGCGCATCCAAAAGCTCATGCTCTGCGACGGTCTCAGCAAACGGTTCAAGGTAGCTAAGTCGATGCCCTACCATAAGCAAGCCTCTCTGCTACATCGCGAGCCCTAGCAGGTGTCTGCTTTGCCCAGCGTGAATCGAGAGCCTCTTCGCGAACTCTCCCCCAGTCAGAATGCTCGATGGCGGTTATCATCCGCCTGAAGCCAAGCACTCCGTCGTATCCCATTTGGTATCCCATCTCTAGGATGGCGTCCTGTCGATCAGGATCTAGCCCATTAAACCAATCAAGCGCACCAAACCGTGCCCTCAATGTTTTTATGTAGTCTTGCAGAAGGATCTCGGCAACGTAATCAGGAACCCCGTGCCCACCCTCTTCGATCATTGTCCCGTATCCGATGGTGAGTCTGCCTTCACTGCATCGGTACGCATACCGCCTGTAGCCCTCAAACGCTCTCAGACGGTCGATAAGGGTTACAGCCATAGATTGTTGGGTGTTAGTCGTCTTTTCGCTTACGCGCTGTTTTAGAGGCCTTTTCGAACGCCTCATCAGTTGGAGCGCCCTTCGAGCCAGGCTTACGCATCCGCTCCTTTGACCCATTTGCAATCCGCTTGCGCTTTGCGTGGATGTTGGCGTACAGCCCTGGCCGCTCTAGTAGCCCTGGCATTACTTATCGCCCACGGGCTGAGTGGTCATAAACCGCAGAACCACGATGCCAGCCGCAATCGCGCAACCGATAAACGCCTGCACTGCTGGATTCGCGGGGATGAACCCCACAAAGCCCTGAAGCACTGACAGCACCGCAATTGCTACGCCGTACTGTACGGTCCGAGACTTTAGCGCCTGCCTAACAGTCACTTGCCCCGCCCCTTTCGTTTTTTCTTTCCGCAGCTCATTACCATTTCACCTTGTGCGACCAGTACCGCGCCGACAGTTTGCTAGGGCTCGAGTCCTGAGCATTATGTCTGGCGTAGTAACTTTTCCGCCTTGCTTTGTCTTTTGCCGTCTTGGGGTTTTTACCAGCGCCCTTGACGCCCTGCTGTCCGAATCTAATGGTCTTCACCTCATCCCCTTGTTTAGCCACAACGACGTGTGACTTCGTGGGGTGATTGGGTGTGCGCTTGGGCTTGTTCACGCCAGACACGCCTACGCGCTCCAGCAATCCCTTGATGTCTCTAGCCATATACGCAACCAAAAAAAAGCCCCGACAAGCGGGGCACTAAAAGGAGTGTTTAAAAAAACTTGACCTGGCTTAAATCGGGGTTGTCTGGCAGTGACAGCTACCGGACGCAATTCTCGCCAGTCCCGATTGTCAACCTTTTAAGTCGATCTTTCAACCGACATATAAATTTATTTTGGAAAGAGTTGACACAGTAACGCTACCGTGATTCACTCAGAGATGCGGCCAATTTGGTCGGCTTTAAAACCATAACCAACGGAGTGTTCATATGAAAAACCTTTATCTCGCAATCGCAATCATTAACGCCAGAGCTGAGCTTTTAGAGCAGGCGGGGATGGCAGTAACTCATAGCGCTCTCTTAGCAACTGCTAATGGCATTGAGGGCATAAGCGAGAAAGCTCGAGAGATGGCCCTGTTCAGGGTCGAAAGCATCCACAACATCGAGGTCGCATAAGCGGCCTCACAACAACGGAGTGTTTAACAATGGATACATTTACAACTTACAAAGAGTTCCTTTCCACCAGTGACAGCCTAGTCACTGAGGCGATGGAGTTAATCGCTGAGCGTAGGCTTGACGATACGTTCTGCGATGGCGACGAGTGCGACATCGTTCACGAAGTCATCGACGGCATTCAGGACGTGATCTATTACTCCCGCGCCTGGGATATTGTCACCTCCCTGAAGAATCACCATTCAGGCCTGTTGAATGACGTGGAGGAACTTGTAGCAGAGATAACCGACTTTTCAAACTTCTCATTAGATGCCTACAT